CGCTAAAGAAAGAAACAAGAAAGACTTATGCTAAAAAGCTTGAGTCACAAATTAAAAGGTTACAAAGACAATTATGAAAAACTTCACTGCGGAGGAACTACAAGCCAACTTCTTCAAGCTTGTAGGGTATATCGATCTCTATATTTCTGGAGAGCGAAAAGATAAGCTAAAAAAGCTTTATGAGGATCATGCTGAACGTATTATGTTTATGCCTGCGAGCGGTAATGAGAGTTACCATAACTGCTTTACTGGTGGTTATGTCGATCACGTTATTCGTGTAATAGATGTTGCATTGGACATGGCTCAACTATGGACAGGCTGGGGATCAGATGACAACTTCACTACGGAGGAGTTGGTGTTTGCTGCACTTAATCACGACTTAGGTAAGATTGGTACAGAAGAGGCTGAGATGTATGTAGTGAACGACTCGGAGTGGCACAGAAAGAATCAAGGTAAGATTTACAAGATGAATCCTATTAATGCTTTTATGACTGTACCTGATCGTAGCTTACGTCTATTAGCTGAAAGAGGTATTCCGGTATCTGAGAATGAGTGGTTTGGTATTAAGCTACATGATGGTATGTATGACGAAAGTAATAAGCATTACTATATCAGCTATGACGTTAATTCTCGCTTACGTACAAACCTTCCTTATATACTACACCAAGCAGATCAACTAGCTGCTCGTGTAGAGTATCAAGCTTGGGCTGCGCAGCAATCACCATTGACAGCTACTACGATCAAACCTAAGAAGGCATCAAACATAGAGTCAACATCAGCACTATCTGACGATCAGAAGAGTGATTTACTAAACGCTTTTAAAGACTTATTCTAATGGTAGTAACAATAATTATATTATCGCTGCTTTTAGTTGGTGCTTGCTGGTTAGCATTTGCTAACTACCGTAAGTACGTAAAGGCAGTTGAGTATGCAGAGAACGGGTTCTTTGTTTACAACAGTTTCTTAGCATCGCTATACCATAAGTTTCAAGACACTATTAACACTATGAACGTAATTGACCATAGAGGTTCGTTCAAAGCTGACGATGAGGTAGGTGCTGCATTTGAGAGTTTAAAAGATTGTGTAGAAGAATTAGATGAATACATTAAGCGATATGTCCAAACCGAGGAAGAAAAAAACTAAGAACTACTACTTCACAGCAGATGTAGATGTCAGTATTAAGGTACTTAATGCTACAGAAGATCAACTCGAAAGAGACAGAATCTACCGTCAAGAAATAAAACCAGCCTTCGAAAAGCTTGTTGAGAATATTATCCACACCTTTAAATTCTACTATACAGACGGTATATCTCTCAAGGACTTGCAACATGAAGTTGTAAGTTTCTTGGTGGAGAAGCTACCAAAGTTTACCTCTGATAAAGGGAAGGCCTTCAGTTACTTTAGTATTGTAGCCAAGAACTATCTAATCCTAAACAACAATAAGAACTTTAAAAAGTTAGTAGATAGTGAGCAACTTGAAGGAGCTAACGGACACAGCTCAGCATTAGTTGTAGAAGAGGAACCAACTCCAATTGACCACTTTGTACAAGATATGATAGGGTATTTCGATGTGAATATAACAAAGGTTTATCCGAAGAAGAACGATCAGATTGTAGTAGGTGCCGTAATAGAGCTGTTCCGTAAAAAAGAAACTCTAGAGATTTTTAACAAGAAAGCGTTGTACATTTACATAAGAGAAATGACCAATGCTAATACGCAACACATTACTAAAGTGATAAAGTCTCTTAAAGATAAGTATGTTAAGATGTACAACGATTACGATAAGATGGGATTCATTCCACGAAATGTAATTTACTAATGTTAATATACTACAGCAAAGAAGACTTAATTAAATTTTTAAAAGCCGAGCTAAAAGCTTGGGAGAAGGTTGGCGGTGGTCCCAACCTTCTTGCGTTTGAATTCGATCCTAAGACCACTGATCCAAAACAACTTAGAGAATTAGGTTACTTTGATAACGTTGATTCTTGGATTGCTGGAGCAAGGATAAAAGCTCTAATGGAGCTACTCGAGCAAGTTGAAAATACAGACACTATAGCGAAAAGGTAATCTGTCTGTATTTATTAGAAACATAAAGCTATGGATAAGGATAGTGTATTGTTCGATGACAAGACGTTTAGTGATTTATTAAGAGATGTCTATCAGAACACAAAAAAGAAAGAAAATCAAATTAATGGTTTGATAGATCAACTCAAGGGGTTGATAAGAAACATTACAGATGCTTCTATGATGGTACCTATGATAAAAGAGTACTTAGAGGTAGCAGTTAAGAATGACGACAATCTAGTTCGTCTAACAGCAATCATTCAGAGATTGTTAGTAACTGGCAGCAAAGATGACAAGAGTGATGAATTAGGCTTGACTGAGCAAGAGAGAGCGCAATTGATGTCAGAAGCACAGGAACTTCTAGATAAGGGAAAATGAGCAGTACCTTTAAAGGCTTAGCTGAGTACTATGGTTCATCGATACGACCAGGTAGCTCCTTTAAGGAAGGCGATGTCTTTATAGGACAGGTATTGGACGTAGGAAAGAGCACATCAAAGTTTAAGATAGGTGCCATTGAAATAACACCAACCGAAGATTCTTACGTAATAGGAATGATTCGTTTCATAAAAGGCGATAGTGTAAATAAACCTGAAAAGGATGTTACTGATATAGCGGAGCCTTTAGATAGAGCATGCTATAGATTGCCATTTGCTGGTGAGCAAGTACTAATTGTTAAAAAGCTAGGGAAATACTACTACTTCAATGTAGTGACACCATCTTTTTTTCTACGAAACAGCATCGATCCTACACTCATGCAAGACGCTTATGCATCATCAGGAGAAGCTGCTATCACTGTGGATCCGGAAATAGAAGCACAGCGATTCACGCTAAAAAATGACTTTGGGGAAGACGCTTTACTTAACAGAGCAGGAGCTTTTACTCGAGTAAGAGAGGGTGATTCCATCCTAGAGGGCAGGATGGGTGGTTTAATAAAGTTCACCCAAACAATAACCAAGGATGGTGTTTGGAATCCAGAAACACAGATAGCTAATATAGGAAGAAGCATAGACGGCGACCCTATGCTAATAATGAAAGCTAGCATTAGAAGAAAGGAGATTAACGAAATTGTACAGGAGCTTAATCTAATTGAAGACGATAACATAAATGAAGATGACTCAAGTTTTTACTTAACAACTACGCAAAAAATACCAATGAGGATTGATACTAGCGTTAATATGAATACTTGGAGTGTCAGTGTTACTAAAGGTAAACTTGGACTAAGTGACGATCCTGCAGCACGCTTCCAATCATTCTTCCCAGCACTATCATACGATCCTAATTTCATTCCAAGTGTCAACGTAAGTGGATTAGAAAATCTAGCATACGATCCAAACGCTGCTGGTGGATTAGGAAACATAACCGGAGTGAACGACCCAGGTGTACCAGGATCTTCCGCAAGGTCTAAATCTGTTGACGAGCTTAAAACAAAGTTTCAAGAGCTTGGATACAACTTCCCTGCTGGCATACACTTTGTGGGCATTCGATCTACTACAAACATTAACACAAATGGCTCAGGCGTTCAGACAAAAAACAAATTTGCAGATTTAATTGGAATTATTGATGGTAACACTGGCACAGCAACTTTCTTTCCAGCAACAACAGTGCCCGGCAAGAGTTATTTATTAAATTTCTATGGAACTGAAACCAGAACAGCAATCTTGAAACCAGGTCAATATAACAATGCCTTTAAAGTAGGTATACATAACAGTGCATACAAGGCGTTTAGACAAAGTACAACTTTTGTAATTTATACTGATAAAAATAGAGATGATATTCCAGACGTTACACCACAAAACGCAAGTGGCGGTAGCTTCGGTATCAATCTTCATAGATCAACTGCTAATGGTGTTGCAACAAACGTAAATGACTATAGTGCAGGTTGTCAAGTATTTGCAGCTCCAACATCTTTAGCAGCGTTACTGCAGCAAGCAGAGGCAAGCAAGCAACCAGCGTTTACATACACACTTTTAATGTCTTGGTAATATGGGTAGTACGTTTAGAGGTTTATCGGAATTTGTTAATAACGCCAAAGCGTTAGAGCAGTCTAATATATCTGACCATAGAATATTATTTATAGCACAAGTACTTAATGTAATTACGGGAGAGGATTTGGAGCAGGCTAGTTTAGATGGAACACTAGACGATGCTAGTACAGGCAACAACTATCCACTAGTGGGAGCTATAAGATACAAACAGGAGGCTGTTGATGATAACAAGTACGAAGACGCCATGTACCGTATAGCATATCCAGCTGACCGTAGCAATATGCGACTGCCAGTGCCTGGTGAATTAGTTTTAATTATGGCTGTGCAAAGTGACTCAAATACACCACAGAAAAAAGTTGAATTGTACACAAATGTAGTAACTGGTGCCGACATATCTCGATATGCAGCAAAGCCAGAAGCGCTTACAGCCATAGATAAAATAACAAAGCCAACCGGATTCATTGGTAGTATAATAGACACAGCAACAGCAGAAGTAGCTGCTGCTAGATTTAAGCTTAAGCTTGAGCATAAGCCATTTACTTTTATTAAAGAAGGGAGGTCTATACCAACAATGAGAGAGGGCGATATGATCCTAGAAGGAAGGTTTGGATCCAGTATAAGATTTACAAGCACAATTCAGAAAGAAGATGTATGGAGCGATAATCAAATGACCAAAATAGATAGTAGTGGTGATGGTGATCCTTTTTTGATTATTAAAAATTCAAAACCCTTAGAGCCTACTAAGCCACAACCTGATGATAGTATTCCACAACTAATAGATGATAACCTTAATGTAGATCAAAGTTCTATCTATATTGGCACATCACAGAACATTCCCCTAGTAATTGGCGCCAGCAAAAAAATGTCAACATGGGCAATTGAGATCGAAAGAACGACTAGAGAGGGTAATAAACTACTAGCGTACGTTGACGAAACAGCTAGAATGCAATCCTTCTTTGAAGGAGAGTATGATCCAGACTTTAAGGTAATGGTAGAAGCTGATGTAGTCTTTCCAGGTGAAGCATTTGATGATGATCCAACAAATAACAAAGTATTTGAAGGTGGTGCAAACCAACCAGTACCACTTACAGGACCCGCTTCAACAAGACAAGAACAGTTAGTTAAAGCAGCTTTAGAAGCTTCCTTTACCTATGGTGAAACAAAGCATATGTGTGGACGTGGAACTTTTAACCATGCAAATAACTACACCCTATTGCTTAAAGGTCAAGCAGCAATACCTGGTATGAAGATACCAGCAGCTGGACATGCAAACGGATCTGGATTTCATAATCGTATGGTAGATATAGGTTATACAAAGTTTCATGTTAACAGCATATCAAAAGCTACTTTGATATCTATTTGTGAAAAAGGACCTTTAGATGCTAACAATGCTCATGTGCCATGGAACGTAGGTGATGCAATAACATACTGGGCAGTAGATGGACCTCCTAAAGAATCCTACGTGCAATACGGACATGCTCAAATGTATATAGGATCTTTGACAGGAAAGGGAAACTGGACAACAGACAATAAGTATAATTATGATGGTAGTTCTATGGTATATAGGCGTATAGCATCTCAGACATGGAATTGTGTAATATTTAGAGCACCAAGAGCATAACTATGGGTAGTACATTTAAAGGTTTATCAGAGGTATTAGGACCTAATAATACAAAGTCAAGGTCATCGACTCGTAAAAAAGGATCGGAAAGGGTATTACTTGGCCACGTTCTTGATGTCGTATTAGACAGCACATCACCATACTTTAACTCAGAGTATGGGATAGGAGCAATACGTTTCCGAGCAATCCCAGAAGACTATAAAAAGCCAGAAGCAGATATAAACTTATTTGCATTCCCAATAGATCGAGCTAGATATCAAGTTCCATTACCAGGGGAGCAGGTAGCTATTTATCCAATAATAGTAGGTACTACGTTAAAGTATGCCTATGGAACTATCATAAAACAATCATTAAACATTGCATACGGATCGGAGCCGTTTTTATCAACAACAGCTTTTGACGTTGATAAAAATATATTAGATGCTCTTGTGGACGAAGCTACTTTAGCAACTCGATTTAAAGATAAGTTGCAAATACCGTATGAGGATTACGAAAACTCAAGCTATGGTGTAATGTCTCTAAGAGAGGGTGATATGGTATTTGAGGGAAGGTTTGGTAGCTCTATACTCTTTACCAGCACAATGGATAAGATAATAGTAAAGGATGCACACAGCGACATGCACATAGGAGATGATGATTTTAGTAAGCAACAAACTACCGAAGATGGTGATCCTGCCTTAATTATACAAGCTACTAAGAAGCTCACAGCAAACGATCCTTACCTAATAAAGCCGTCAATTAATAAAGCAGATTCAATTGTGTACATGACTAGTACGCAAATAATACCAATGGAAGTAGCTACAAGCAAAAGAATGGATAGCTGGAATGTGAAAGTAACAAGACCAAAAGTACTTAAGATAGAAGTAGATCCAGAGTCAGCTAGACTGCAATCCTTTTTCGATGGAGCATATGATCCTAACAGTAGGTTTTCAATTAACCTTAATATTACTGGAATTGTGGGTGGCGGTGGTGGTGCCTTTGGTGATGACTTTGATTACGCTTCCATAGCAGGAGGAGATTGGTCAGCTATTGCTGCTAACTATATTTCTAAAAAAGAAGGATTCACAGAAGTAGCTGCCTTTGACGAAAATGCATATAGAGCTGGCTATGGATCTGATAAGATAGTTAAAAATGGAGTGCTTACGACGGTCACACAAGGAATGACTGTCACTAAAGAAGAAGCAATACAGACCTTAGCTAAGTACTCCATACCTGAGTTCGTAAAACAAATAGTAAAAGATTTAGGAGAAGACAACTGGAATAAGTTAAATAATAATCAAAAAGCAGCTTTAACTTCTTTAGGATATAACGTTGGAAAATATTACATTGGAGCTAAAGAATACGGTATAAAGATCAAAAACTTTATAAAGAACAACCAATTAAAAGAAGCAGGCGATACCATTTATACCGACGGTCCTAAGTCAGGAGCTAAGAGTGGTCCTTTACCAGGTTTAGAAAAAAGACGTAGAGAAGAGTCTCAACTTTTTAACACACCAGCGTAAAATCCTGCATTATTAGTAGGTTTAAAACCAATAATTTTGTATATTTA